GAAGGTCCTGCTGACTTGAATGTCCCTGGTCCAAATATTCCTAATGACAACCCTAATGCTTGCCTAGATGTAAGAAATAGCGTTGATACCCTCTTCGGTGTCCTTATTGATAAACTCAACAATGGTGCTCTTGCACTACCAGCAGTCAACTATAATGCTGGTGCTGAATCACTAGTTGGTGAGTTAAACATCAGTGTATATGCATACAAGAAGGTTAGAGACCTCGCTATCCTCGCAATGCGTAATTGGAGGACTGGTGATGGCACAGATGCAGACCCACTATACACTAAGGACCCATCCAATACTCTAGATTATCAACTAGACAATACCATTGATACATCTACTGCTGGTGTCCCACGTTGTGCAGATGTTGCATATACAATCTCCACCGAGTTTGATATTCTCATCGATGCTCTAGAAAATACTGGTCCTCTACCTCCTAGAAACAGTGGTAGTGATGAGTATGTCGTTAAGTATGCTCCACAAAGAGATGACAGCATCACAGTTGATACTAGTGCTGACAAGTGTGCATCTACTAAGGATGCTATCATCGAGAAGATGCGTGTCGTTGACAGCATCATCCGTAATGGTGTAGACGCAGAGCCTCTAGTTTCTCAACTAGTTAACACTTCTGACTTTGCAACTAGAGCAACTCTATTCCGTGTTGGTGGTGCTAATCCACACAATATGGAAACTGGCACACCAGTCAGACTTGTCCCTGTTGCTGCAAATGACAGTGTAGATAAGCGTCTCATCAGACTACCCAAAGGATTTGACACCAATACTAAGTATTATGTCATTGCTCCTGGTAAAATCACTCAACCAGAAGATTATTCTGCAGGTGGTGCAACTGCACAATTTAATGATTCTCAGACATTCATGCTTGCAACTAGCATCGAGAATGCTACCGCAGGTAACTACATCTACTCATCTGAGACAACTAGCATCAGTCCAGACATCAAGATTGAAGTCCATCAGTATCTAACTGATGTCAACTATGACCTACACCGCTACACTTGCTCACTAATTAGCTCTAGAGTATTTGAGACTACTACAAACCACGTTTTCGATACTGCTATCAATGGTGTCCAAGTCCAGCAAGTCTTCTTCTATCCACTAGAAGAGAATCTAGTCAACGGTGAGGCAGTTGGTGCTGCTCTAGATACTCTACCCACTAAGACTTCTGGTGACAGACTAGAGATTGACAGACCATACTATGTTGGTCGCCCAGCAACTTACACTAAGAATAACGAATTCTCGCTATATCTTACTGTCCAGAATGCTATTGACAAGCAAAACGCTGTCCAGTTTAACTTCCCAAGCGGTCAGTCATTCCATGTCTTCGCAACTAAGAAGAGAAGTCCTCTAGGTTATGACCCTGCACAGCAAAACTGGTATCTCAAGACTCTTGCTACTGGTAACGAAATTTATGACAGAATCACGATGTCTGATGCATCGAGAGGAAGTCTCTATGTCAACAAACCACCCCGCACTCCTGACTCATTCTTCTATAGAGCAGATGATACCAGAGAGAAAGAGGATAAGTCATACAAACTACGTTATGTCATTCCTAACTATCGTGATGATGTTAGAGACCCACTTGAAGGTTTCGCAATCAGAATCAGGACTGACGAGAAGAGAAAACTTCTACCACAGAAACTACTTCTCAAACCAGTTGCTCAAGGTGTCCAGAAGGATGCTACATTCTTTGAAGAAGGTCCATCACCAAGAGAAAGACTCGGTGTATCTGCTGCTCTAACTGAGTATGACCCATACAACCCAATTTACGCTAAGCGTATTGAGGGCACTAAGACAGAATCTAACGTATCATTCACTATTCAGTCTGCAAGGACTAATGATGATGGTTACCTAGAAATGACTGTCTTTGACCATGGTCTAGACCTAGAGTCACTCAAGGCAGAAAGATTTGTAACAGTCAAGGTTGGACAACCACAAGGTGGCAACGGTGACTTTGTTGAAGGGTCTGTTGTTACATGGTATGGTGATTACACTGGTAGTGCAACAGTCCATGCATGGTTTGGTAATGAAAATGTTGAGGGTGGTCTACAAGAGTTTAACTATCTCATCCTAAAGGGTGTCCAAGGTGAATTAGATTTTGCTGATAACAAGCAAACCTTCATCAGACAAACTATTGCTGGTCAGGCAGACGTTACTGCTGAAGTCCTTGACAGACCAAACTTTGGTAAGGAAGATAAGGAAAACTTCCTCTATGGTGTTGAAGCATCTAACGTCTATTGCATCACTCCTGGTGATGTTATCACTGACGATGCTGCTAGACAGTATAGAGTTGTTAGTGTCGAAGATGTATCTGACCTAACTGAAACATACTACATCTATAGCATTGAAGAGATTCAAAGAAGAATCCCACGTCAGCAAGATGGTGTCTACTATCTAACTGTTGTCCGTGGTGACATTGCACCTCTACCTCTTGGATCTGGTGTTGGTCAAAACTTCAGAAACTTCAAGTTTAGTCAGCCTGTATCTAGACTCTATCCTCTCACTTATAAGAATGACCCACTACTCTTCCAGTATGATGGTAGTGATGAGCAAGGTGGTAACCAAAATGCTACACTTCTAGACCCACCAGCAGCATCTTGTGCCGCTGATAACTACATTCATGGTTTAGTTACAATTAACGATGCTAAGAATTCCGCTACCAAAGAGATGGTATTGGACTTCATCAATAATCCTGGGTCTGGTGAGTATGAATATACTGGCACGAATGAAATCAAGGCACAAAGCGGTGCTGCTGCTCCAGGTGCAGAAGAAAGACTAATTCCTATCGCAGGTAACTCTGCATTCCCTCTAGAGCAGAAACTCTACATCGAATTACGTCGTCCATCTATCGCCCGTGCTGGTAACCACACGTTTGAATACCTTGGTTTCGGTCCTGGTAACTACTCGACTGGTTTCCCTGTCAGACAGACAGTTATCCTAACTGATGTCCAAGACTACTACGCACAGGCTAAGAAGCAAGATGCTGGTATTGTCTTCTACACTGGTATCAACTCCAACGGTGAGTTGTATATCGGTAATCGTAAGATTAACGCTATCACTGGTGAAGAGGAATTCCTAGATGCTCTAATTCTAGAAGAGGAAGACTCAGAAGACGGTGAATTCGGTAGTCTCGTTACGGTCTTTGAAGACCCCGTAACGTTTGAGAATATTATCACTCTAAACGCTCCACCTAATCTAACTAACTTCTTCAACTCACCTGTCATCGTCAACGTTGACCCTGAGTTTGAAGCGAAGATGACTCCTCCTTCACTCAGAATCGTATCACGTCCTGGTGATAGACAAGGTGTAGTCCCTGGTGATGATGACCAAAATCTTGATACTACAAGAGCTGGTGACATCTTAATTGATAAGAATAGAGTCAGAGCTGCTATCTTTGACCTCAACCCAAGAGGCACACAGAGATATACTCTCAGGTCTGGCCTCGACAATACGACACCCAACCAAGATACTTCTGGCACAAAAGCGAGATTCAATTCTGCACAGACTATTTCCTTTGGGTCTAGTGTCCCACTATCTGGTGACATTCTATTCAAAGGTGGTGAAGTAGGTAACACTGGGTCACTTGGTTGGGTTTATGCTAACTCTTATACACCATTTACTCTAAGTGCATCTCCTGGTAACGAGTCTGCTATTGACATTACTGGTGTTGAATTCTTCCCCAACCTCAATGTTGTCAAACTAATCTTCCAAGTTGGTAAGGTCAACTTCAGTGATTCTAACCCTGGTGCATCGCTTGGTATTACACTAAGCAGTCAAATCAGAATTACTGGCGGTCAAGACAGGCTTGCAACTCTAGAGGGTGTGCATACTGTATACAATAATGCTGCTGAAGGTTATGAATATCTAGAATCTAATAGTTATGTCTATCTCCTCACGGAGAGAGCATCTGAAGCGGTATTGACAGGTAATGCACCTTATATTTCACCTACCGCTCCTAGCAGTCAAGCAAATCTAGAGATTTCAATCGGTGTTTCTGCATGGAAGGAAACTGGTGTTATCGGTGCTGAAGTACTACGCACAGAAACTTCTACATATGGTGATTATAGACTAGGCGTAAACACTATCGCTAGAGCAGTCTCTACAGATTATGAAGATGGATTTGTTTCCACCGCAACATATCCAAGAGCAAACCTCGATGTTGTTGGTAACACATTCATTAGTGGTAGGACTCAAACCACACTATCTGACGGTAGTGGTGGCTCACCAGTAGCAACTAAGCACGCACTTATTGTTGGTGGTGACAGTGCAAATCCTGATTCTACTGCTGAATTTAGAGTTACAACTACAACACTATCTCAAGATGGACGCACTGAAGGTGCAACTGCTGATATTGATAACGGTAGAGTTGGTATTAACGTCAATGACGCAGCATTAGATAAAAACTTTGTTGTTTCAGGTGATGCAAGAATCACTGGTGACTTTACCTTTGAGCGTGACATTGATGTTGATGGTGGCGATATTCGCTCTACTGCTGCTACATTCAACATTGCTAATCAGACTAGCACTACATCATTGAATCTCACTGGTTATGCTGTAAATGTAGCGATTGCTGACCTAGCAACGGCAGACCAAACAATCAATATTGGCACTGCGGTAACAGGCACAAGCACACTCAATGTCCACACAGATTCTATTAATTCTACAGTTAATGTAGGCACAGTTGAAAATACTGGCGCTGGAAATATTTCCAGAATCACCCTAGGTGGTGCATTTGCTAACAAGCAGTCAAGTATCTTCAATGTCAAGAATTATCAGACCATTCTTGATGGCATTCTCACTATTAATGGTGGAGAAATCAATACAACATCTCCTGATGGTGAGTTTACTCTCTTCCCATCTGGTATCACCAAGTTAAATATTGGTCTATCAGTTGGTGAGTTGACTCTTGGTGGTGTTGCTGGTGAGACTCAAATTAGAAATGGCATTAGAGTCCAAGGATCTGCATTCTTCGAGTCAGACATGACTCAAAATGGTGGTCTTAAGAATACTAACCTCGGTATTGATAGAAACGTCTTCGGCACGATTCGCATTGCTACATTGGCGAGAAGTAGTAACGTTGCAACGGTAACTACTATTGACCCACACAACCTAACCACTGGTGATACAGCAGAGATTGATTCTAGTGTAGATTCATTCAATACTGTAAATGCAGTATCTCTAACTGTTGTAGATAGCACCACATTTACTTATAGCAATACTGGCAGTAATTTCTCTGCTGCAGCTGCTACAGGTACTGTTATTACTGGTGTTGGTCTCAATCAATCAACAGGATCACTTGCAAATCTAAACATTGACTTCTTCAGTGTCGTTGATGACTTTAGTGGAGTTGTCAATATCACTACAGTAACTGCTAATAAGATTATTGTTGATACAAGTGGTCACTTCTTCAATACTAATGAGTCAGTCCAGTTTATTGATGTTGGTAATCTAACTGGTGTCAATACGACTTCTACTTATTATATTGAAAGCAGAGATGCTCTAGGATTCGTCCTTAAGGATGTTAATGACAATACCATTACTATTGCTCTACAATCTGGTAGCACCGATGCTGGCACTGCTAGAATGGTTATTGCAGAGACAACTGTTGATACAGTTGGTGGTCAACCATGGGGTGATGATTCATATAAGAATCAGATTCTGAATGGTGTCCAGACATACTTGCTACCAATCAGCAATCCATCTGGCATTGGTATCAGTGAGTTGTATTTGGTTGGCACAGAAATTGTGCAGACGGTCAACTTCCCAACAACTTATGTCCCAGATTCTCCTGTCCCATATACCGTTGAGGTTATTAGAGGACAAAGAGGTACCGCACAATCTGCACAAGCAGATGGACAAAAGGTTGTAAGATTGATTGAGCAGCAAAATGCTTCTTACATCTCACCTAACCCAATCACTGCTGCTGGCACTACGATTAACGTTGCAGAATTCTCTGCTGCTATCAAGGCAGGTGACCTATTCCGTCTCAATAAGACGGACTTAAACACTGGTGGTGAATATACAAGAATCACGGTAATTAACCCTGCTGATGCTCAGTCCTTCACTATTAACAATGGTGACTTCGGCACCACTGTCTTGCCTAAGGACCCACTTGAAGTCTTTAAGACTATCTCTACAACTGGTAATACACAAATTAGTGGCGACGTTGTAATTGGTTACGATACTACGAAACCATTCATCAACGCTGCAAATGACCAGAATCTTGCTGATGCTTACGGTAAGAATAATAGTGAAGCAACTGGTGCAACTTTAGACACAACTGGTGGTGGTAACCTAACTGTCCACAACTCTATCGAGTTGAGTGGTAATACTTCTACCTCCACTCCTTCTAAGCAATACTTCGTCATCACTAATGGCACTCTACCTAAATTCTATGTTGAGTCTGCTTCTGGTGACACAAGTCTGTATAATGGTGCAGACCTTAAGATTTTCAAAGATTCCTTCTTTGCAACTGGGTCATTCGATAAGAGTAGGACTAACACAGCAACTAACATCGCACTTGAGGTGTTGGGTGCAACTGGTAACACTAAGATTGCTGGCACACTAAGGACTGGTGATGATTTTGCAGTTGGCACACTTGCTAACCCTGCAAACGCTGAAACTGGAAGCAACGCTCACACTTCTAGATTCACAGTTGATGCACAGACAGGTGATACATATGTTGGCAGATATCTAGAAGTCAACGGCGTATCTTCTGCTAATCCTTCTGATGCTACTGAGATTGTCCAAATTAATAACTTGGGTGTCAATGGTGCTAAACCATTCACCTTTAGACAAAATGCTTCTATTGAGGCATTTGGACATGAAAACTTCTACAACGCAAACGGTGGTAGAAAGACAGTGTTTATCTCTACACAGGGCAATACAGATTCAACTGCTGAGTTACTAGAGTCTAACTTACAATATCTCGTTATTCCTTCGTCTACTCTTGTATTGAAATTGCCTAGTGATGCAATTACTGGTGATACAATTAGAATTGTAGATGTTGGTGGTGCTCTCAATTTTGCTAATAATCTAGTTATTAGAGCATCAGATCCCAACGTTAAGGTCCAAGGGTCTGATTCTGGTAGCAATTTAGGTGGTGGCAGCGGTACTACGGGTGAGTTAGTTGTTAATACTCCAAACGCTGCTTTCGGTCTTATCTTTGTTGGTGACAACGATTTAGATGGCAACGGTATTCCCGACGCATTCCAAGGTTGGTGGTTAATGGAGATTTAATAGATGGCATTTGCAGACGCAGCAAAATATAACGAAGTAAGAAGAATGAGAGGGTTGCCCATCGGGACTATTGTCCCCTGGGCAGCTGAATCTTCTGCGATTCCTACTGGTTGGTTAGTTTGTAATGGTCGTAATAATGATATTGATGAATATCCTTTATTGTATGAAGCTATTGGTAATGTTTATGGAGGCACTGCAGGGTCAACTTTTAAAGTGCCTTCATTAACAAATAATCAAAAGGGTATTGTTGATGTTTATCCAGGACATTTTGAGTATTTGGGTAGTTCTGGAATGGGTGGTGGTAATTTTTATGATGCTAGTACACCAGAATATACATCTAAGACTGCAGACCCATGGTGGAATAAAATAGGTGGCAGTAATAATGGTAACGAATCTTCTAATACGCAGAGCACTTGGTTATCAACACTTGATTTAGTTGGAGAATTTTCTGGGTCTCCAGATTTCTTGGCAACATATGATGATATTGAATTAAGTGAGGGTAGTTATTTTGGTATCGCTATTTACAATTCATACAATTTGATGGATTATCATATGAGTATGCATGGTCATGGTATTGCTAACGAATCTACGACAGAAACAACATCATATAATCATGATAGTAGTGGTCAAGCAGTCCGTTGCCCTAGTGGTGGATGGCCTGTTGGTAGTTGTAAGATGGTTTGCGTACAAACTCCTTGTTTGAGAGTCAGAAATGGTCTTCAGTATGCAAATAATAGTAATCACTTGAATGAGTCTTTCAGTAAATGGGCATCACCAGCTGCAGGTGGTGGCACTATCAAACCCGTCCCTGGTGGTGAAACAGCATCAGGTGGATATTATCCTGGCGATGGTAGATGTAGCGGAGCTATGACTTGTGCTTCTTATAGTGGTAACGATAAAATTACTTTTACTAGTTTGTCTAGTGATGAAAAAGCAGATTCTCAACCACACAATCATACGTCTAATCAATATGACTTTGAAGCGTCCTTCACAGTAACGAGTCCTGGTATTGTTAATAATGTGAAAATAAATAATGTTAAGATTGTCAATTCTTCAGGAGAAAATTTTGGCACTATAACTGCTACAACTGTTACCCCAACCCTAGATATGGTTTTCATCATCAGAGCATACTAATAAAATGGCAAGTTACGCGTACGAAAAAGGTAAATATGGTGGTCCTTGTGGGACAATTTTTCCGTTTTTTAGACAGATAAACGGCACATTACCCACTGAGCAAGACTATGAAGATTATATTCCTGCTGGATATTTGAAATGCAATGGTCAAATTTTATCTGCTGACCAATTTCCACAACTTGCGGACTTGTTAGGAGTTGGTGAAGCTTGTCTTTATAAGAAAGCGGATATTACATTAGCAAACAGAAATGATAATGGGACTGGAGGTACATTTCAGTTGCCAGATTTAGGTAGTAAGTATATTACTACAGGATCTAATCCTGGTGTTTATAGTAATGATACTGCATTTAATCCAACCACACAATTAACTGTCCAACGTGCTGGAATTGCAGTAGAGCTTGCCTCAAACGGTGATGAAGTTGATTTCACATATACAGGTGAATTCAAAGCAAATGGTGTATCTTCATTGAATTTTGTTGGTGTATGGAAGACGGTCTCTCCCCCAAGTAAAACACCACAAACCACAGTCCAGATTGGTAACTTTATTGCTCATGGTCATAGAGGCACACATACTATTGGTCACTCCATCAATCTAAATAACCAAGGTATGGCAACTGGGTCTTGGGCTGGTGCTTTTTATGGTGGTGGTATTTTGTGCTATCAACCAGCAAAAGTTATATGTACTGCTGACCAAAACTATGGTGTGACATTTGTTTCTTTAGACATTACAGAATCTGGTGTAGAATCTGTACATACACACCCTTTAGCTAGTCCTACTTTGAGCACATCATATAGTGGTAGTATTCCTTCTACTACTATGACAGCATCTGGTTTGACAACTACTGTCAAAATGAAGACAAAAAATACTTTTAAAATGGATGATATTGCACCAAAATTCATTCTCTGTGAGTATCTAATCAAGTATTAAAGACCTATGGCAATTACTATCAGCTCACTGACTCCTGCGGAGCCTATTGTCGTAACTGAAGGGGATATTATTAACTTTGCTGTTACGGCAAGTGATGATGGCGGCGCGTCTTTATCTTATGAATGGCAAATTTCTAATGATGGAGGAAGCACTTATTCTGCTAGTGGATTAACTGGAAATACTAATTCTTTCTTTAATCTGGGACCAGTAGATAGTGGTGTTAATGGTATCTTTGTGCGGGTTGCAATTACCAATGGAGTTGATACTATATTCAGTGATTTAGACCCTGTAGGCACTAGGTCTGTTACTGTCACTGCTGCTCCAATTATTCTCGCTAATGTTGAGTCAACTGTAGATGATTATCCAGTTTCAGAAACTATTGATGTTAACGAAACTTTCGATTTTACAGTAACATCATCCTTACAAAACGCAGATATTTCTACAACTACTAATGTAGACAATATTACCATTGTCTGGCAAGAGAGCACTGATGATGGTAGCACTTGGACAAATATTACTCCTGGTGGAGACTATACTGTAACTACAACAACTGAATTATTTTCTACTGGTAGCACGACTGCATACTATAGAAAATCTACTCTTACAGTAACTAATAGTGGTTATGCAAGAAATCTATATCAATATAGGTCTAGAATAAGTTTTACAGGTGCATCTAATACTCCTGTAGATACCGCTGCAATTATTTTGTATGTGCAACCAGTTATTAGTATCTTTAAGCAACCTGGCGTTGACGCTCTAGATACAGAAACTTTCCAGTGCTATAAAACTGGTATTGCAAATAGTGGTCAAGTTAGAGTTAGTGTTGGTGCTGTTTCTACTGCTGGACAACCATTATCATATGAATGGCAGTTATCTGTAGAAGATGAAAATGGATTTCCAGAGCCATGGGCAGTCGCAGATGACGGCACGGCAGGTGGTACTAATCAAGGGTCAGCATTAACAAACTCTTACCGTCTCAAGAGTGGCACAAATCATACGTCACCAGTTTTGGAATTAGATAGATTTATCTTTTATAATGTAATTGCATTTAGATGTCAAATTACTGGGTCTGCATCTGAACCTCCAGTAACTACAAATACTTACTATGTTTATCCTGATGATGTGCAAACTGCACCAGTGTTGCCAGCATCATTTGAAAATATTGAAGATAAGTATGGTAATATTGCAAATAGAGATATCTATCCTGACCCTGAGCAAACAGCATCAATTATTGGTGAATTGAATATTGCCAGAAATACTGGACAAAATGGTGATGTTTTGATGGTCATGCAACGTCAAAACCCAGGAGAAACAACTTGGACTGATGTATTGACTGGCACAGAAGAGCCTACAGAAGATTTTCTGATAACATATACAGCATTTCCAACAAATGATGTTGAAAATCTTGAATTGTCATATGAAACTCCCCCACTTAGAGTTGCTGATGATGATGGTGCTAAGTATAGAGTAAAAGTAACATCATCTGCAGTTTGGACTGGTAGTAATACATCTAAAACGTTAACAGAATTTTATTCAAATGAAGCAACATTAAATGTATATCGCACGGTATATATTTCCAACCAACCATCTGATGCTTCTGCGTTTCCAAATGAAGGTGCTGCTTTCTCGGTAACTGCAACTCCATCGAGTGGAGTTGCTTCTGATATTTCATATCAGTGGCAATATAGTACAGATAATGTAACATTTACTAATCTTAGTAATGGTGGAATTTATTCTGGTGCTACCACATCTTTACTTCAAATTACTTCGGTCCCTTCAACACTGACATATCCACACTTTAGATGTGTGCTCTCGGTGCCTAATCAATTAGCATCAGTAACAACTCAGTCGGCAGAATTATATGTAAAACAAGATTTATTTACATCTATTACAAATCTTAACGACCAAGAAGTAGAAGAAAATTCTGTAGTTTCTTGGACTGTAGTTGCTACATCATTATCTGCTGCTGCTCCTTCGTATCAATGGGAGAAGAGCACTAACTTTGACCCAAATAATGCTGCACAAGCAACTTGGACTGAAATTACTGGCGAGACATCAGCAACATTTACCATAACTAGTGCCGCATTATCTGATGCTGCTTTTTATAGATGTAAAGTTACCAGTTTTGGTGGCACGGTGCAATATACTAATGAAGCACAATTAACAGTTACCGCACTAGTTATTAGTATTTTGACAAATATTTCTACCACTTTTGAAGTTTTGGAAGGAGTTGGTGGAGTCCAAACGTTTGAGACAGAGGCAATTGCTTCAAACAGTGGGTTAATTACATATCAATGGGAATATCAAGCACCTGGCGGGTCATATCAAGCTGCTGGTAGTGGATTTAATTCTTCTGACGATAATACTAGATTCTATACGCCAGATTCTCTTGTTAGAAGTCAGAATGGCACTAAACTGAGATGTAAAATTACTGCGGCTGGTATCCCAAACCCTGTTTACACAAATGAATGTACCATTACAGTCAACAGAAGACTGACATATGTAAAAGCACCCGATAATCTTCCAGTTACTATTGGCACAACTTTAGTTATTGATATTAATCCATCATGGACTGGTGGCACTCCATCATTCCAGTGGCAAGATGGTGGCAGTGACATTAGTGGAGCAACAGGATCTTCACTCATTATTCCAAATATTGATGCATCATATAATGGTAAAGTTTATAGATGTAAGATTACCTTAGCAGATTGTAATCAATATGCATACACAGAGAATAATTCTATTGTGGTGCAAAATGTTAGTGCAACAGATTATACAAAAACTGTGACTATTTCTACTCAAACTGTTGCACCAAAACCAACGTATTATAGTCAACAAACGGAGAAGAGTGGAGCATCTATTGGTACAGTTATTTGTATTCCAAAACCTTCAACTTATGTAAACAACCCTGCTGCTACATTTGATGACCGTGGATCTTGGGGAATTGGACATCATGGTAGAGCATATAATTCTGGAAGTGCATCTTCTGCGGTAACTAGTGGGTCGATTTATAATTCTAATAAACCATCTTGGGTAACACATCCTGATTATAAATCACCAAAAGATTTGGATTCTAAAAATAGATTCAAGGGTTTCATTGAGATGAGAGGACAGGAGTTACTTGCTTCTGAATTCCCTGAGTTGGCAAGAATGTTGGGCACTACATATGGTGGTAATATTACTGGGTCATATCCAAAATATAATTCTACCGATACATTTAGAGTGCCAGTTACATATGGTAAGAAATTGATGGGCACTGGTAATGTTAGTGGTAATTCTGGTAGTGTTTCTGTTATCCCTGAATATGCTCCTAATGGATCATCTGGTGGTGATAAATTACAACCAGGATCTATGGGTGGTGTGTATAATTATATTAAGTCTGCTCAGTTACCACCAGGGTCAACTGGTATTACTGGGGACCCAGATGGCACAGCAGATGGTGCTCAAAATGCAGAAACATTTACTATTGGCACATTCCAGACAAATGGTTGGGAAAGTGTAGAAGGATTTGTACAACCTAAATTCTCTGGCACAGTTACATATTCATTGTCAGCTCCTGGAGATTCCTTCACGGCAAATCCAGTACACTCACATAGTGCAGTCTCGATTGGTGCATTGGACAATTATTATGCAGTCAATACTAGTTGCAATGGAAACAATGAATGTTTGAATACATGTGGTTTCCCAGGATCTTTTAGACCTACTGCAGGTGGTGCTGGTGAAATCCTTCCTGGTCCATATGGATTATCAGATTCTACTGCTGGAAAGTTGCATTCACACACTGCAACTGGTTTAAATGGTAGTTTTGATATGGTTAAAGACGCTGGTATGATTATCAGCGATACTACAGCAAGAATGAATTTGCAATCTAAACAGTTGTTTGATAATGCTACTAGTTTCTATCTTAGAAACAATGAAGCAATTCCTGTCAATTCAGCATACTTTAGATTGAGATACATGATTAAAGCATACTAAATACTTTTATCCCTAGGAATTCACGATGGCAATTCAAGTTGGTGATCGCGTAATTACTCTGCGATTACAAAGACAGTCACATTACGGCGAACTTGTAGAAAGATATATCACCTACAATGGTAGTAGATTAGATCTTTCGGAATCTGAGTTTAATGATTTCTTATCGAAAATGCCATCTTTATGGAATTCTGATAAGGATAAATTGATTTATTTTGTATTATTTGAAGACAAGTCATATCTTGCACAAAGATATAAAGAAGTATATAATTTCGGCACTAGGGAAACAGAAGAAAAGTTATATAATTTTGATGAAGCAAATGAGACTGAATTGAATGTATTCGTTGCTTTTATTGCAAATTATTATACTGCACTAAAACTACAAAGGACTGAGAATTTTTATGAGTCTATTGTAGAAAAAGTTGCTGATGTTTCTTACATGAAGTATCAGTTGCTGGAAATGAGAGCAAAGCAGTTGAAAGAAACTGATTATATTGTGCTACCTGACTATCCAATTAGTGACGAAGAAAAGCAACAATGGGTTGCATATCGTCAAGCACTGAGAGATATCACTAATCAGCAAGCGTGGTTGGATAATAATTTTCAGTCAGTAGTAGTCCCTGTAAGTCCTAGACCTAAGGACCAAATTGTTGATATGTTTAACATGGTTGGTAGTGCATATGCAAATGCTGCTGATTTGCCACCATCACTGTTAGAATCTGTTAAGGAAAATATTGATGGACTTGGTATTAGTGGTGTTATTCAAAAATGGACAGAAATTACTCTTAAAGTCCAAATTCTTAGAGGTATTGCAAGTTTGAAGGTGCCTGAAGGGTTGACGACTGACGAATTAACTGCTGTTGAAGATTTAATTCCTCATGGTGCTACTGATTTAGTCCCTGAAGACCAATTAGAGAATCTAGATGCTGCTACTAAAGGTCAGTTAGATAATTGGAATGATTATCTAAGGTCTGTAGATGAAAAAG